ATGTTGGAGTTACTGTGACTGTTGGAGTGACTGTGGCTGTAGCTGTTTTAGTTGGCGTTATAGTATTAGTTGGTGTTTTTGTGTTAGTTGGAGTTATAGTATTAGTTGGAGTTATAGTATTAGTTGGAGTTATAGTATTAGTTGGCGTTATAGTATTGGTTGGCGTTATTGTGTTTGTTGGAGTTATAGTATTAGTTGGCGTTATAGTATTGGTTGGCGTTATTGTGTTTGTTGGAGTTATAGTATTAGTTGGCGTTATAGTATTGGTTGGCGTTACTGTGTTTGTTGGAGTTACAGTTTTAGTTGGCGTTATAGTATTGGTTGGCGTTATTGTGTTTGTTGGAGTTATAGTATTAGTTGGAGTTATAGTATTAGTTGGCGTTTTTGTTATTGTGTTTGTTGGAGTTAATGTTTTGGTAGACGTAACCGTTACTGTTGGCGTTGGTGTTGATGGTAGATATGTTGCTAATGTCATAATATAAATCTTACCATTTAACTCTGTAGCAGCAAACATTGAACCATCGTCAGTCATTGTTATGCTAGACCATAATCTATTATTTTCTCTAGCAATCCAGTTTATTCCACCGTCGGCAGAAGTCCAAACCCAACCACCATGCTCAATTACTACAATTCGACTGCCATTACTAGATACCGCTGCTCCTATCCATGCTCTTGGACTATCGGTTAGTCTAGAAGTCCAAGTAACTCCACCGTCATTTGATACATAAATAGATCCAGTCCACTCGGTAGCAACGATCTTAAGACCGTCATGAGAACAAGCTATACTAGTATAATTCTTTATTGTTCCTCTTGCCGTCCACGTTACTCCACTATTAGATGATATATATATCATTCCTAAAGAATTTGTAATATCAATACCTATACCATTTCTATATAATCCACCAATAGCTAGCATCATTTTTGATCCATCGCTAGATGTTGCTGACGCAGATATCTGCGTCTGTCCTACAGATCGATTTGTCCATGTTGTTCCTCCGTTGTTTGTTGTAAAAAAAGTATCATTAAATTCTTTGAATATAATACCTTTTGTTCCATCATCAGATAAAGATATTCCTTGTCCATAAGTAGAACCAGGTGCTGTTGTATTTGGTTCGTACCAACTAAGTCCTCCATCTGCTGATCTTCTTACATAACTAAGATAACTACCATCATTATCTATAACATTTATTACAGATCCATCGCTAGATACTTCAACGTCTATTGGATTTGCTGGATTATTAATAGGGTCTGATGCTATGTTTTGAATTCTCCAATTAATACCAAAATCATCAGATATGACTAATTGAGTACCATTAACAGCAGCTAGTCTAAAACCATTACTAGAAGAACTAATATTCGTCCAATTACTAGAGAATGCTCTATCGACAGAACTAAACAGCAATTCTCCTTGTGTGGGAGTTACTGTTGGAGTTGCTGTATTGGTTGGAGTAACTGCTGGAGTTCTTGTATTTGTAACTGTTACGCTTGGAGTCTGACTATTTGTTTGAGTAATAGTATTTGTTATTGTCTGACTTGGTGTTACTGTTGAAGTTACTGTTTCTGTAGGGGTAACTGTAGATGTTATTGTATTTGTTGGAGTTATAGTTACTGTAGAAGTAATTGTTGGTGTTGGTGTTACTGTTTCTGTATTTGTTGGAGTGTTTGTTTGTGTTGTTGTATTTGTTGGAGTAACTGTTGGGGTTTCTGTATTGGTTGGAGTAACTGTTGGAGTTTCAGACGATGTTGGTGTTATTGTTGGAGTTTCGGTATTTGTAGGAGTATTTGTTGGAGTTTCAGTATTTGTAGGAGTAACTGTTGGGGTTTCAGATGATGTTGGAGTATTTGTTTGAGTTACGCTTGGGGTTACTGTTGCTGTGGGAGTAACTGTTGATGTTTCTGTTGGTGTTATAGTATTTGTTGGGGTTGTTGTTACTGTTGGTGTTATTGTTGGAGTTTCAGTATTAGTTGGAGTATTGGTTGGAGTTTCAGTATTAGTTGGAGTAACTGTTGGAGTTTCAGACGATGTTGGAGTATTTGTTTGAGTTACGCTTGGGGTTACTGTTGCTGTGGGAGTAACCGTTGATGTTCCGGTTATTGTTGGAGTATTTGTTGGGGTTGTTGTTACTGTTGGGGTATTGGTTGGGGTCTCACTAACAGTAGCAGTATTTGTTTGGGTGATACTAGGAGTTAATGTTGATGTTATAGTATTGGTGATCGTGGCAGTAACCGTCGGAGTAATAGACGAAGTATTTGTTACTGTCGGAGTATTTGTTGCTGTAACTGTTGGTGTTATAGTATTAGTTCTTGTCATCAATGGAGTGGAGGTAACGCTACTAGTTATGCTTGGTGTTGGAGTAGACGTAATATCAATAGCACAACAAGCAACATCTATAACGTATCTAGATTTTGCTGTTTTTGTTGGTTTAGGAGTGCGTGTTTCTGTTGGAGTTGCCGTATTTGTTGGCGTTGCTGTTTTGGTTGCTGTATTAGTTGGTGTTACTGTTTTTGTTGCCGTATTAGTTGGGGTAACTGTTTTTGTTGCCGTATTAGTTGGGGTAACTGTTTTTGTCGCAGTATTGGTTGGAGTTTCAGTATTTGTTGGCGTTATTGTTGGAGTTTTTGTCGCAGTATTGGTTGGAGTTGCCGTATTTGTTGGCGTTGCTGTATTAGTTGGTGTTACTGTTTTTGTTGTAGTGTTTGTTGTAGTCACACTAGGAGTTAGTGTTGACGTTCTAGTATTAGTTACTGTGGCAGTAACGCTTGGAGTAATAGATGAAGTATTTGTTACTGTTGGAGTATTTGTTGGTGTAGCTGTTGGGGTTTTTGTATTAGTAGGAGTAACTGTATTTGTTGGAGTTGGCGATGGTGGTATATAGTTATATACTCTTACATGACCGCTATCAATACCTCCCGCGTCGTTTAGTGGTGCTCCAATTGCTAATACGCTACCATCGCTACTTAAACTAATACTACTACCACTTTCATCAAGACCAGCTTCGCCGTCTATATCATTGCCTAGTTGAGTCCATGAAGTTCCATTCCAAAAATATATTCTAACACTACCAACCGAAGTAATACCACTACTTCCACTATTCCGCGGTGCTCCAATTGCTAATATACTTCCATCACTACTTAAGCTAACACTCCATCCACTACGAGTGCCATATGTTTCTCCAATTATATCGTTTCCTCTTTGAATCCAAGCAGTGCCATCCCAAAAGTAAACTCTAACATTACCGGTATCAGCACCATTATTATCACTAAAAGCAGTTCCAATAGCTAATACGCTACCGTCACCATTTAAATCAACACTATCTCCACTCCGAACACTAAATATCTCTCCGTCTATATCATTTCCTCGTTTAATCCAAGCAGTTCCATCCCAAAAGTAAACTCTAACACTTCCACTATCAGTACCATTACCATCATTTAGCTTTGCTGCAATAGCTAATACGCTACCATTACTACTCAAACTAAGACTGCTACCGCTTTGATCGTTACTAGCTTCGCCGCCTATATTACTACCTAATTGAATCCAAGAAGTTCCATTCCAAGAATAAACTTTGGCGATACCATTATCAGTACGAGGACTAGTGTCCCCCATAGGTGCACCAATAGCTAATATGTTACCATTATCGCTTAAGCTAACGCTTTCACCACTTTGCCCTAAACTGTCTCCATTTATATCGCTTCCTTTCTGAATCCAAGAAGTTCCATCCCAAAAATAAACTCTAACATGTCCGCTATTAGCACTATTACCATCGTTGTAAGGAGCCCCAATAGCTAATACGCTACCGTCACTACTTAAGCTAACACTAGTTCCGCTATAATCGTCAAATGCTTCTCCGTTTATATCGCTACCTCTTTGAATCCAAGCAGTTCCATTCCAAGAATAAACTCTAACATGTCCGCTATTAGCACTATTACCATCGTTGTAAGGAGCCCCAATAGCTAATACGCTTCCGTCACTACTAAGACTTACACTCCATCCGCTACTATCATTAGCTGCTTCTCCATCAATGTCATTTCCTTTCTGAACCCAACTCATAAGTTCACCTTGATAATCCCATACCCTTGGTATTTACGTTGTTTATATGTTGGGTTTGTTAATTCTATTGTCATGGTCGATAAAACTCGTAAATAATCGTCAATATTATTTAATTGATATTTATTTGTTCTTCTATTATATGCCAATAATAATGCTGCACATCCAGTAACATAAGGATTACTCATACTAGTACCACTCATAATAGCATAACCATTATTTGGAGCCAAACTAAAAATATTATGTCCTGGAGCAAGAAAATCCAATGATTCTCCAGCACAACTAAATTTTGTTCTTTCAAAGTTTTCATCTATAGCTCCAGTAGATATAACTTCTTTATATTTTGCAGGATACATAACGTCCACATTTTCTCCACTGTTTCCGGCAGCAGCAAAAACTATACACTTTTTAGACAATGCATATTCTATAGCTTTTAGTAGTTCGTTCGATTGGTTGGGGGATCCTAAACTCATAGTAATAAAATCAGCACCATTATCAGCACTCCAAATAATTCCATTAACAACAGAGTCTAAAGAACCTTGTCCTTTAGCTCCCAACGCTTTAATTGGCATAATTTTAGCTCTTGGTGCCACACCCACCATACCTAATCCATTGTTCTCTGCCCCTATGGTTCCACACACATGACTACCATGCCCATTATCATCTTGAGGACTTTTATCATGATCTACAAAATTTCTACCATCTACTAAATTATTCTTAATATCACTATGATTTAAATCACATCCAGTATCCACAACAGCAATTATAATATCTTCTCCTTGAGATTGTATCCACTGTTGATCAATCCCTAATTTAGTGATTTCCCAGCCCAAAACTTGACCAGCACCAGGATTAAAGCCGTATACTTCTTTTTTAATATGTGGTAAAAGAGAGAATTCTTTTTTGCTTCTTTTTTTAAATAACATTACAACACCTTAGAAGCAACTAGACAACCTTTAGCAACGGCATATAGAGGATCAGTAGCATGTCTGACCTCTTTTACTGCTAATGGAAAATTGTTTTCTGTTAATTTTTTAGAAAATTCTTCAACATATCCCTTGGCTTGAGATGTTCCACCAGCTACCACTATTGTTAGTGGATTTTTAAATTTGGGTAGTGCTTTATGTTTATTTAGAGCTATAGCTAAATTTTTAGTAGTATAATCTATTAGTCTTTCATAATAAGCAGAAACAGCGGCTAATACTGGATTATCAACTGGTTGCCCAATTGTAAATCCACCACCCTCTTTTTCAGCTTGAACAACACTATCAGTTTCCCCTGTTGCAACAGCGGTCATTCTATCTATCCAGTCACCAGATTTTGTCGTACTAAATACTACTGTTGGTTCGCCATTTAACATCACACACACGTTTGTCATACCTGCACCACAAGATATTCCTATACCGGTATAATCTTCTTGCTCTAATTCAGCATAACATAAAGCTTCAGCTTCGTTAATAGCTTTTGCATCGTAGCCAGATTCTTTCAATATTGTTGTGACCACATCTTCATGATATCCAACATCAAAATCATCATCCTCTTGGTCAACTGGTTGTGCCGGTACACAGAATATCAATTTCTCATTAGGCTCAGAAGCCTGCCCCACGACCTCTTTTAAAATAAAAGCCAGTATACGCTTGGCATCTTTTTCTTTAGCTGAGACCACGCCACGATACATTGGTCTTTTTGCTGTATCATTTCTTTCTATTGCTTTTTCTATAGCATCTTTACCTAATAAAATAAAAGATCCATCAGTATCTTTGATGAAAACCTTCCCAGCCAAACCCTTTTCTATCATCTTGGTTGCCACGGGGGTTGTTGGTTTGATAATATAAAAAGCATCTCTAAAATCTTTATATACTATCTTGTTGTCTTTTTCTGATGACAATACAATAAAACTTGTACCCACATCTAATCCAACTCCCATAATGTTAACCTTTCATATTTTTTAGTTTGCTTACTGAATTAGTAATATTTTCTTCTGATTTTTTAATATCGCCTAATTGTTCGTATTTTTTTTCTAGATTATCTGTATTTATACTAACTACAATTTTTCTTGAATCAATATTGGCTAATTCTTGTTTTTCTATATCTACATTACGAGATACAGATTTCAAAGGGGTCTTGGAAATCAGCTGACTATTGGATGATAAACTTAACTTACACCATAGATATCCAACCAGAAAAAACGCTAAATTTATTCCTAAATATAAACTGGTCATTAAATAACTATAGTGTTCTGTTAGTAAATTTGTTTGAAATTTAATTACTTTTGATTCTTTATTTTCAGTATCTTCATTGTGCATATTTTCTTCAATCCATTTAATATGCTGACTAATTCTAGTATGACCAGAACAATCGGTATATGTTGAATCTGTTTTTTTATCTATTGCCATAACACACGAATTAATACCGGCTAATTTTTGATCTATAAACAAGCCCCCGCCACTATCTCCACTAGCTATCAAAAACTCTAATTGTGTTCTTAGCTTATCTTCTTTTTTTGACGGAGAACAGACTAATAAATCTCTATCTATTTCGTCAACAAAATTAGATCCCGCTCTTTTTTTGCCGTCAGAATGGGAATATCCTTTATTAAATGTTCCCGTAAACCCGTATCCAGCTATACTACAGAGTTTACCAACCTCATTAGGTTCAGTATATAAAGCAGGGAAAAAATCAAGATTTATTGCCTCTTCTGTATAACCTAAAGCTATATCATGCCAACCAAATTGCTTGTCTCCATATCCTGAATGAACAATAATTTTAGATAAACAATATTCTTTGTTATTATCGTCTATAACTTTTGCAGATACGCAGTCATTGACTATATGTGCGGCAGTCAATACCCAGTGTTTATCAATAGCTACAGCAGTAGCAGCGTACAGACCATCCTTGTTATCTCTGCCATATATTCTTAATACGTGCTTAAATTTACTGCCATACGCCAGATATTGATCGTCAGGGGTTGTTGGATCAATAGTTCCTGCTAAGATAGTTCCACAGAATATGGATACTAATAATAAGACTATGTTCTTTAACATATAGGAGGTTCCTTGAGAGTATACAATATAATACACTCATATAGGAATATTCGTCCTATTTAAAGAGATCTCAAAGGACCGCTAAATCGACCAGACTACTAAGCTTTGAGCAACATTTTTATTTATATGGTCTGTTTTTTATTTTGTCCAATATAATTTGACAATCATTTTCAACATTTGGATTCCAACTCTTAAAATCCATAAAATGACCAAATAATAAATGACAAGAATTAGCACACAGTGAAATTAGATTAGACGGTTCTAACTCTAGTTCTGGAGCGAGATGTACTGGTTCAATATGATGGACTTCTATATCCTTGTTCTTTCCGCAAGCCGCACAGGTATTATTCTTTTTGAGAAATTCTTTTCTAACAGTTTTCCATCTGCTAGAACGGATCGCATATCGTAATTCTTTACGAAAAATATTCAGCATTATTTAGAAATCCATTCTTTAAACTTCTCTTTTGAGTCATATCCAGTTATTCTTTTAGTTTCAACATTATTTTTATAGATCATATAGTCAGGTAATTGCCTAACTTTATATTCTTTAACCATATCTGGTCTATCGTTGAAATCAACATAACATACAATAAGATTCTCTACCAAACTTAGATCTTTATGAATATCATTTTTCATAACCAAACAAGCAGGACACCATTTTGCACCAAACACCAGTAGTATGTCTAATTTAATTTCTTTAGCTAGAATGAAAGCATCTTCTGGACTGTTTGTGAAAACAGGAGGGGTCGCAAAAACTGTCTGACTACTAATTAGTAGTGATAATATAAATATGAGAACCTTAACCATGTATTAGACATCTCCAAGAACTCTGCCTTTCTGTGTCCTAATTACATACCCCATTCTAATTAAAAATGGCTCAATACTGTTTTCGATAGTTTCCATAGCAATACCAGTTAAAGAAGATATGCTTTTAAGACCCAATGGATTCATTCTGTGCTTTTTCAAAACATCTAGATACATACGATCATACAAATCCAACCCTCTCTCATCAATACCCTGACTACTAAAAACCTTATCAATATCCACAGTAGAGTCTTTATAAAAAGATACAAAGCTCTTATACCACTGTAGTCTGGCATTTAAAATTCTTGGGGTTCCCTTGCTTCTTTTAGCAATTTCTAACAGATGTTCTGTTGAGATATTCAAACCAAGCTTATTAGCATTCGACTCTGCTAGTTTAGCTAAATCATCGGAGCTATAAAAAGACAAATGTTCTTTGATAGAGAATCTATCATAAAACGGTTGACTTAAACTACCTCCGCTGGTAGTAGCACCAACCAAAGTAAATACTGGTAGTTCTATATTTTCTGGTTTATTTTCTATCACAATACTCAGAACAAAATCTTCCATAACAGGATATAGAAATTCTTCCACAATCTTTGGTAGTCTATGAATCTCGTCAATAAATAGAACAGACCTTGGAGCTATTCCCATTAAGTAAGGCAATAGATTTTTTATACTTCTAACATTAGCTCCGTTGACGGTATACAAATTCACGCCCATCTCCGTTGCTATGGCACTGGCTATGGTAGTCTTACCAAGGCCGGGAGGACCGTCTATTAAAACGTGAGGCATGACGGACGATGAATCTTTACAGCCCGCCACAACGATACGCAGACGGTCTACAACCTCTGACTGACCGACAACATCATTAAAACAAGAAGGTCTAATAGCATTACTCACAATGATTTTCTCCCAATTTTGCTAGTGAATTCTTAACCAATAAAGCACAATCATCTGTTGGATTTTTTGAGAAAGTCGATCTGATTAAATTTTCTGACTCTGTTTTGGTAAATCCATAACCGACCAGTATTTTACAAGCTTTTGCTAAGAGTTCAACTCCGATTTCTTGTACTTCTACCTTTGGCTCTCTAGGTATCTGAGGCTGTTGTTGAATCTTATTAAGATCTGGACTATCTTCTTCGTATATTACCTTGATCTGTTTGATAGACCTAACAGTAAATACTGTGTCGCAGTCACAGACTACCTTGAATCCTTTTGTTTTAGCCTCTTTTATAGAAAGCCAGTGCTGAGATGAGCATTTTGGACAACTATAAATCAGGTTTATATCTGCGTCAATCGGTTTCAGGTTTTTCGTTTTGATTTTTATCATTATCCTTTATCCAAAATACAAAGTCATTAGATTCACTATCGTAAGCTGTTTCTAATAATCCTTTATTAACCAAGTTATTAAGCATATTGCTAATCATTCTATTATTAAAACATTCTATCATTTCCATATATTTTTGATTAGTAATAAGAAATATTGTTTGTTTTGTTTTATTGTTTTTTCTCTCTTTTAAGAATTCTTTTGACATTATAACACATTCTTCTTGTGTTAATACTGTGTTTAGTTCTTCGATTTCGGTTTTTGGTAAATCTTCCATAACTAGACTTAATTCGTCTGGTTGATTCTCATTGGTTTTACCAAAGCTATTGAAGATTAAAACCCTAGTTGACTCTATAAACTTAGCAACATCAATTACTTGGAACCATTCTTTGTTATTTTTCATTATTTAAGTTCTGATTGGCAGTTATTATGTTTGTCTACAAAAACTCTTTCAAATCCTAGTTCAGCTAAAATTGGCATCTTATGAAATGTAATAGTAAATCTTACATTGCCAGCATCGTCTGTCATTTTTGTCCATTCTATTCTTTCTGATTTACTCATGTGAGTTGCAAGATCATAGGCTATAAAAGGAGTTTCCGTTAACGAACCAAGAGTCATTGCTAAATATAAAAGTGCTGCTGGTAACATCCTTGCTCCTTAGTTCAATATATCGAACAGTCCTTTATAGTAATTGGGCTGTTGTAAAAAATGAACCGCATGTGTTCTTAAGTGGTTTTTATACTCACTACTCATTTTGTCGTGAACAAAATATATTGTTTTATAAATCGGTTCTTTGTAATGATTGTTCCCCAAATACAGGGAGTTTTTGAAGTTCCCTGACTTGGAGAAGTAATCATTCACAGGTAACGAACCTTTCGGAAAGCTCGGGCCAATATACCATATGTTTGAAGGATATTCAACTATTTCATTTAGAGTATCATATAGCATTTTCCCCCAAGCATCCCACGCATCGGGATCAAACTTGAAGTATTTTTTATAATGACTCTCTAAATTGTCCTGACTATCATCGTCATCGTAGTTATCATCTTCATAATCTTCGTGCATATTTCACCCGATACAAAATTTGTCACTAATTTGAGAAGCAAGATCTTTAGCAGAATTAGATAGGAATCTGTTATTACTAAAGTAGAGCGGTGTTGATACTTGATTAAGGAACTCCACGACCGTTTTTAAAAGCTTGGTCTGCTGACCATCTAGATTCATATCCTCGTCAGATAGAGCATCCTGTGCGTTCATAGAAGTATCCTCATTGTCTATGAGAGTGTCCTCATCAATCGGATGGATGGGCATTGGATCACCATAAGCCTTTTGAAAAACACTACCATTAGTATAACCATACACAGGCTTTATATTTTCTGTACTATTGGTATATGTGGTAAGGTTTAGAGACTTCATCTGATTAGCAATAGTTGAAGCAATATTAACTGCTACCGGAACTCCAGTAATATCAGACTTCTTATAAGCCTTGGCATATTCCTTAAACCATTCGTCGCTAGTCTTATTTGCAACAACATTAACAACAGCAGACACTCCATCAAGAGCCTCTTTAAGCTGTTCAATATTTATCGGATTACCAGTTGATCCTGAAAGAATACTGGTAAAGTAAGGTTGCTTACCCTCCCAACCCTTTCTCCACCAAGTATAAGGAATTCTATAAATCTGATTGATTTTGATAGCTCGGGCATCACCACCAAAATGATTTACCAGTTTCTTCTGAATACCATTCCAATAAGTCTTGTGAGGATTTGTATTGTTTTGGTTTAGAATCCAATAGCACTGATAACCATTACGAGTATCAACAACCCAGCTTGGCTTTACTGGAAAGTTATTAATCTGGTTCAAGAATTCCTTTTTCTTCTGCATGACGATGCTAGGCTTAAAATAACGACCCTGATCATCTCTCCCAGCATCCATATCAACAAAACAAGCACGAATTCTACTAATAGCATATTGCTTACGTCCACCATTAACATAGAAGTAAGCATCAGCGCCTTGACTATCATTGGCAATAGCAACAGTGGTGAGATGATCTGTATGATTCATGCTACTGATCTTCTTACGAGGATCACCATTGTAACAGAAAATCTGCTGACCACCAAAAGAATCAAAAAACTTATTTCGCAAAGTAATCTGATCTCTTGTTCCTATGGCACTATGAGTCTTATCGAACGGATTAAAAGCCAAAATATCACTAAACATTTGTTTTCCTTTTTCCACTTCCTGCCTACAGTTTTGATATTGGGACAGTAAACACTACCATCAAGAGCAATATCCTAAAAGATGGTAACGGAATCGAACCGTTATTGTACGATAGCAGAAACTATATAGGTGCTATCTTACAAGTTGCCAAACACCACCTTGACTATCAAGAATCAATACTGGTCATCCTCATCATCATAATCTTCATCCTCATCTTCTTCGTCAAACTGATCCCAATAGCTCTCATCATAATCATTCAGATAATCATCCTCATCATCCTCGTAATCATCCTGACTAAAATCAGCCTTATAAAGAGGCTTAAGTAATTCCCCCTCATACTCACCAACTACTTCGTAGCGACAAGTGCGAAGCTTTTCATAGTTGCAATCACTAGGGACACTGACAACATCCTTGGGATTAATCTTGACGATCACAATGCGGTCGCCAGCCTCAAGACTACCATAGCCAGCAACATAATTCAATGCTCCAGCATGAAGTCCATTAGAACAACCACGACCACGATCATCGTCTACCTTTGCTCGTTGCATTTCACAGACCTTACCAACTCTGTTGTCAAAAACTCCCCTATACTTATCCTTAAAGTCTGAACGAACAGCCTTATAGGCGAGGAAATAACCATCCTCAGTAATAGGCAGATGCTCATGCTCCAAGAAATCATACAGTTCCTTCTGACTCTGCATACTTGGATTTTCCATGAGATTATTCAGGAAATTAACAAGGGGCTGAAACGGCAATCCCTTGCTCATAAACTCCA